CTCCGCTTCTTCTTGCAGCATATCTCCTGTTTGTATTTCATAAATAGGAGCATCCTTAATTCCCAATTCTTGTAATGCCACTAATCTATGAGTTCCTTCTTGTACTGTGCTATCAGCTACCAATAATGGTTTTATTCCTCCACTCTTTAAAATCTCCTCCTTAAGTGCATCAACTCTTTTCCTTTGTTTTGGATCACTTAAATCTACCTCCTCTTCCTTCGCGCTTAAAGAATCAGTCGGGACAGTTGTTAATATTACAGAATCATTAACTTTGGTCTTTTTTAATAAATCATTAATTTGTTTTTCTAATATCTTTCCTCCCATTTCAGGAACTTCCTCTGGCAATACTGCTTTTGTTGTAAGCCCCATTGGTATTTCTATCTTTGGGAATCCTACTGATTGTAATGCTTTTGTGATCGCGCTCCAGATTGGTTGTCCTCCCTGTATTGCCGGAGTAGCAGCTTCTATTATTTTATCAGCAATTTTGTATTGCTCAGCAATAGATAAAAACTTGAACCCCTTTGGAACTTTTATTTGTTCAATAATCGCTGGTGGTATCCTTTGCAAACTTCCCAATTCATTCATTACTTGAACAATTGATTTAGCTTCTTCTACTGACATTCTTCCTCCAGATGTCATTCTTGCTATCGTATTTTGAGTAAGAAAATCATCAAATCTTTGTTGCCTCATTCTCGCAGTTACTCCATTAGCATTTATTGCTGCAAATACCAATCCCAATGCAGTATTAGCACCTATATTAGGTAAATCTTCACTTGTAATTTTACCTTCTCTTAAATATGTTTCTAATGTTGTATATGATCCTCTTGCTGCTCCACTCGCTAGTATTCTTAATCCTGTTGATTCAATTGACCAAGCTCCTGCAAGTAAAATTCCAAACAATGTATTCATTCCTGTTTCACTTGCTATTTTAGTTGGTATAAATTCTCCTTTCTCAAATTGTCCAACAGATTCGTCTAATAGCCCTTTAAGTCCCCATGTAACCCCAGAATGAATTGCTTTTGGAACAAGCTGAGATAAATAAGGAACGAATGCCTTTGCCCATCCAGGTAATTTTACAACATTACTAAGCCCTCCTGTTAAAACAGAAAGACCCATTATATTATAAATATCCCCAACTAATCCCCCTATTGTAGCTTCAACAGGAGCCCTTTCTGCCACTTCATTATAAGTAGCAGCAAATTCTGTTCCAACAATTTTTTCAGCTATAGCTAAAGGTATTCTTGATGGATACGCTTTTCTAAGAAATGGCATTACAACATTCTCATAACTTTCAATAAATTTTATTGCCTCTTTAGGATGCTCTGTAATAAATTTATCCCTTGTTTGAGGATTTGCTAATGTATATAATTTCTTTCCTGCCTCCAAAACTTCCCCTGGTAATATTTTGAAGAAAGTTGCCATATCCTCAATTTTCTCTTCCCTCTCGGTAGGAATTACCGGCTTAATAACCTCTGGAGCTTTTACTTCAACTTTTGGAGGTTCCATCTTTTCAGCGATCGGTTTAAATATCTCTCCTAATGTTGCAGGTCTTATTTCTGGTTTTTCAAATTCAGGTATAATTGGTGCTCTTGGTACTTCTTTCTTTTCTTCAACAACAGGAGGTTTTATTACTTTATCCCGTGGCTTAAACATTTCTCCTATTGCAGCAAATGGCTGCTTAAGTTTTTCCAACATTCCTTGATTTATGTTTGCCAATTCTCTTTCTCTCCTTAATCTAAGTTCTGTTTCCAATGGATCTTCAATATCAACCCTGCTTGTTCCTGCTGGTATTCCAGCTTTTATTGCAGCTATTTCAGCTTTATTTTGTATTCTTTTTCCTGCTTCAGTTGCTGGCAATACAATCCTATCTCCTAATTCCTTTGGTTTTAATCTATCTTCTGGTATATGTGGAATTATCTCTATTGGTTTTGATGCTTCCTTAATATCAAAAACTCCCTTCACTTTCGTGGAGATTTGTTGTGGTAATTCTTTCAGCCAATCAGTTACAGATCCAATTGGTTTCTTAATATTGGATTTTAACCATTCCAAAAGATTCATATGGAAGATATTTTATTATTTTCTAAAACCAAGGCTTAATTCCAAGAAGTTTTTCCCACCATGTTCCCCCTTGTGCTGCTGGAGTTGCTGGAGTTCCAGGTTTCTCTGTTCCTGCTGCTTGAGCTGCCACTAATCCTTCATAAACTTCATCTCTAATTTCCGCAGGGATTTTAGTCCAATCAATGACATCAATAACTTTATTATTTTTATCCATATCTGTAGTCCAAAATTGTCCTGCCATAATAGCATCCACATAAGCTTGTGCATTATATTTTCCAGCCGCAACATCTTTCGGTTGTATTGGTCCTAAATCTTCTATCTTAATTGTTTCCCCTGTCACTGAATTATAGGTTCTTAAATACTGTCTTCCTCCAGATTCATAAGTGATACTCGATGTTTTTGGCGCTTCAGGTTTTTCCGCTTCTGTCTTTCTTAATTCATATAGTTTTTCTTCAAGTCCATATCCTCTGGTAGATTCTAATTGTCTTTGCATCTCCTGAGAATAACTTATTGCATAACTAACTTTTCTTTCTACTTCTCCTATACCGGTATTGTATTGTTCCGCCAAAGTATTCCTTTTATCTATTAGTCTATTTAAATCTCCTGTGGCCGCTTCTATTTCCAATGCCTTCCTACCAGTGATCATCCACTGAGGAATTGGTTTACCTTTCTCGTCTAATAATGACTGGTCCCTCGCTGCCTTTCTGTTTGTGATATCTGTATCAACCCCAGATATTTGGGTTTTAATATCTTCCATTCCTGACTTATCATATTCAGTCTGCCACATGGCCGAATAATCTTGCGTTGCCGGTACTTCACCAACTCCTGCCCCTACCCCTGCTCCAGCCGGAATATTTAACTCTCCTGTAACTGGATTATATGGACCAGGAATATTGCTGTATCCTGCTTGTATTTGTTCTGGTGTAAGATTAGCTGATGGTACTCCACCCGGTTGAACTGGTGCGACTGGTGCGGCTGCAGGAACAACATAATCACCGCTTCCTGCTGGTGATTGTGAACCATCAGAATAAACATTCATTTTTATTGGCGATGCTGCTGTACCTCCATATTGCCCTATCACTGTTTTGGCAGGGGTTTTGGTTTTCTGATTTGCTAAAAGCTCAGCCAAAGAACCTGCTGGTGGAGTATATCCTGTATTCTGTTTTAAGTAGTCTTCTAATGTAGGCATGTTATTTCTCTGTTTTAATTGGTTTTTCTTTGATAACAGATATCTTCCCTGATTCAAAATCTATCTCATAATTCTTATTCATGTCTATCCCATATTTTGGAAGAAGCTTTTGAATATAGATCTGAGTTTGAAGTTCTAATGCTTCAATTGTCAATCGATATTGATTTACTATTTCACTCCTTTTTCTTAACTCTTCTAAGTCTTTTTTGTTTAATCTTTTTTCGAACATTGCTTTAATTTATTTTATTGAATCGACCTTTTGCTCAAAAGATTTCATTTTATTATTTAATTCAACGACACACTGATACAAAAAACCAACCGTTCTTGATATTTCTATATCATCTTTACCTTTAGAATTAATAAATCGGCATTCTTTCGGAACCTGTTTAATATCATAATACATTCTTTCAATGCCCATATCCTTTCTATCGATATCTCTTTCAGCAAATCTTTTATCTTTTAATTTTTCATATGGAGTAGGTTTTGGATTACCAATTTTTTCGAGTGCTGAACTTATTGAAATAGGTAATGGGCAAGCTGTAAAATTTCCAGTAAAATTTGCTTTCCCTCCTCCATAAGCAGAAAATGCTGGCGCTAAGACAGATGTATCTGAACGAAGGATATTTGTTGAATAAACATATCCACCTACTGTCACATTTCCACTAAAATTACCAGCAATCGCATAAACATTTGCCCACCTATTAGCAGATGCACTCCCTCCCAAATCTTCCCCTGTTGAATACGGAAGGACATCTCTCGACCTAACTGATATTTCATTTATCTGAAAAGCTCCATATCCGGATAAGTTTTCAAAAGATATCGGTTTTACTGCTAAATTTGCTTTGACATAAAAAGCGTCCGCCCCACCAAAAATTTCCAATGGATTTCCAGAAGCTGGATATACAAGAATTTCGTGGGGAAATCCTAGTTCACCTCCTGCTCCTTCTAAAGCTATTCTTTGTCCTGATGCAGCTGTCCTTATTGTTAATCCTGTTATTTTTCCAGCTGTTACTTCTCCAATATTTGCCGAGATGGCCGATAACTGAGAAACAGTAATTTTATCTGAAGTTACTGCTCCTGCATAAATCTTTGTACTAGTTATTGCTCCTGCCGCTATTTCTGTTGCTGTGATCACACCTGCTGCTATTTTCCCCGCTATAATCGCTCCAGCCGCTATCTTTCCCGATGAAATGGCATTAGTTCCTATCTTAGTTTCTGTGATGGCTCCTGCCGCTATTACATCCCCTTGAATTGCATTAACCGCTATCTTCGCATTTGTCACCGCTCCTGTGGCTAATTTTAATTCGGTTACCGCTAAATCTAACAAATATTTATTCGTTGCTCCTTGTGACAAATCATCAGAAGTATCAACTGTTTTATCTAATGCATTTCCTAATTTTGTTCCTTCTGCCTTATTAATATCTTCCAAACTTGTCGGCTTCTCTACCAAAAAACTATAACCCTGCTTCTCAGGAAATGGTAAATCCTCCATCTCCTGATTATAGAAAATCTTTATTTTATCATCCTCAATTAATGTTTGTTCTTGTGGCATTTTAATAAATATTATCTCCCGAGAAATAAGAATTAATTGATAGAATCTCTGGTGTAGTGTTCACTTTTGGATATAATTCTATCCTAACTTCGTAAATTTCCCCCTGCCCTTCTATCTGAAATATTGCCTTTGTTTCTCCCACATCTGTAAATGATTCCGCATCACCTTCTGCCATTTTAGTTTCTATCCATTCTGATCCTCCATTCATTCTGTATTTAACTTTTACTGAGCAATCTTCAGGTAAAGGATTCGTCACAATTTTAATAAATCTAAATAACTTATCTACAAATGGATTCTGAGCATCAAACGATAATCCCTCATAGACCGCTTCAGCTTTATTACTTGAATCAATATTGTCCAATCCATAAGTCGCTCCATCTTTCCATGCTACATAAAGATTATCTCCGCTTCCCAAAATTGCTCCGATCTCTATACTTTTTGAATCAAAATTGGCAATAGTGATCGGTGATGGTGTATATTCAAGATTAAGTGCCAACGGATAATTCTTGTTCTTCTTATGATAAGAATAAACTCCGTTTGTCGCCCCAAATAATACTTTCCCTTTCCAGATATCTATGGCCCCTTGCTTTATTTCTGACGGCAATTCTTTTGCCACGTCTACCAATCCTTCACTAAACCAATAAATCAATGTTGGTGTAAATATATAAGTTGTCCCTATTGCTTTTAAAAATGCAATAATATCTCTTTCCTCCCATCCCTCTATTGGATCATAAGATTCAGAGATTAAATCCCAATCAAATAATTCCGCTTTTTTACTATCTTTCGCCCCGATTAGAAGCTTTGGTTTTTTTAATGTCAAGCATCTTACTTCCCAACCATAGAATAAATCTAATGCTTCGTCATTCCATACTTCTGTAGCACTTAAATTTGCTATATATCTTCCATTTCCAATACTCATTAAATCGCTTTTAGGAACAACAAATATTGGATGATAACTTGAAGAATTTAGTGCCTTCCAGCTTGGCGCTGCATCAGCGGTCCAGTTGGCAGAAGTTTCAATACATCTACCCAATTTTGTGGCTGTGGTCCAGTAAAGATACCCATAAAAATAATCTGCATCTAAAATCGCTCCATTAGGATCGGTATAAATCTTGGTGACTGTCTCGGTAACTATCTTATAAACATTCCCGGCATTCCCAAATCCATAAGATGTTGTAGCGCTAACTGGAATAATCTTAATAATCAAATCTACCACTACACTCACACTAATCTTTTTTAGCTTCTGGTTACAGGATAATATATTTACTCCTTTCCTATGGATATCTAAATTAAATCCATTCCTAAAACTACCAGGTACTCCTCGTTTCTCCTCATCTGATAATCCTCCTGCAAAGTTATTAATTGTATAAGAATTTAATTCTGCCATATTATGAAAATCTTGTGCTTATAGCTCTACCTATATATCCTTTCGGCTCTTCATCTTCTTCACTGTCGGCTAGTTTAGCCAACAATCCTCCGGATCCTTCGACCATAGGATTCCTTGATGCTTCCACCTCTGCTATCTCAGCTGATGCTTCGTTGTATTTTCCTGTCTTTTGTAGACAGGATGCTAAAGCTAATTTGATTACTGATTGATCAAACTTCTCTGAAAGTATTGAATCATCTGCAGCAGCCTTCCATTCTACTAATTCCACTGGCTTTTTAATCCCCCAAATATCTATGGTTAATCCTGCCTCAGAAGGAATTGGATTAATAAAATAAAATCCATTGTGTGATGTAAATATCTGATCAGTACTTTCGTTTGCTTTAAGTGCTTGATACTCACTCCAACTTTTCTTTATATATTTTCCCCCATCTACTTCCATATAATAAATACTGTCTATACTTAAATTATCAGGGTAATCATAATATTCTTGATCTATCTTTGTCGCAGTGGATCTTGCTAATTCTAATCCTTTCCATCTCCTAAAACTACAAACCCTTACTATCGCTTCATAAATCCATTGTTCTTTCTGCGCGGTGGTCCAAAATCCGCTCACCTTTGCGGCGGCTATTCTATCATTAAGAGCTGTTAAAAATTCTGTAAGTTTCATAGGTTTTTATTTAGTTTAATTATATTTATCGTGGTAATCATCGTTTTGTTGAGTAAATTTATCCCAGTAATGCGTTGGCACTTTTAATTTGACTATCGTTATCACCGTTGCCACTAATGTTCTATAAAATGTCTTCAGTCTTGAAATTGTAGAAATGGATATAGCAGTTGCTAACAAAGGAATCTTTCTGGTCCAAGACATAGTGGCTACCGAGATTTCCGTCACTGATAATGTTTTGAAAATTGAAGAGATTTTTGATAAAACCGCAATGCTATTTTCTACTACTGGCAAACTTCTAAAATAACTGAATATTTTACTTAAACTTGGAATTGAAATCTCTGTCGTGGCTAATGTTCTATAAAATGTTTTTACTAAACTTACAGCACTAATCGCTACTGCCGAAACTGCAACGCTTTTAAACATTCCTTTTATTAAACTAACACCACTACTTTCTATCACCAATAAAGTCCGATAGAAAGATTTGAACAAAGAAATAACTGGAATTGTTGTGACTATGACTGATAGGATTTTTTTTGAAAGTTTTGAAAGAGCAATAATAGAGTTTTCTACTACTGATAATAATTTCCCCAAAACTTTCTGTGCTAACAAATAAGGAATGCTTACTTCTATCACATTTAAAGATTTAAACAATCCTTTTTTCAAGCTCGCAATACTCGTTTCTATGACTGCTAATGTTTTGGAAAATCCTTTCTTAAAATTTATAACACTGCTTTCTACTACGGCTAAGATTTTATAGAAAGATGCAATTTTAGATAAATCAATACTTGATACTTCAGTAGCAGCAAGAGTTTTATAATATGTAGTAGGAACTGTATAAGTAACTGTTAGTTTGGGTCTGAGAGAGGTGTCAGCATATTCACGGGAATAGAAATAACGAGCTTGTGTTAGATTAGCCGTATTTCCACATCCTAAAATATGAACGTGTTTAGACTGATTATTATAACAATCTTGAATAAGTTGACAGGCGGATATAGTTATCCATAACGGAGGCGTTGAAAGAGTCGGGGATGTTCCTCTATTAGTTTCAGTATAATCACCCCCAGCAGAAGCCCAATTATTTCCAGTTGAATAAATATTCCAAGTAGCTTGAGTTTCTACCCAAGCAGTTTGAGTCAGACGATTTAAGAAAAATGGGAAAGTCTGACCATTCCAAGAATACATATATAAACCAACATCTCCTTGAGAAAATATAGCACCATTTGGAATGTCAGAAGTATCAAAGTGAAGCAGAATATTCTTTTGACGAGCATAACTTGTTACCAAAATTATCAATCCAGTATCATTTCCATAGTTTGTATTAGGAGCACCTACATCTAAATAAGTATCCTTTGTAGATGGCTGATAAGTAGTAGTTGTCAAAAAGAAAAATGCCAAAGCTCCTAATCCATAAGCAGGTTGTAAAAGAGCTGGGAGTAAGGCTAATTGTGGTATCTTGTCTAAAACTAAATTGAGCTTGTATCCTAAGTCTGGGTGCTGATAAGTGCGGGATTGTTGCATCGGAAAATGTTTTGTGTTAAAGCCAAATGATAAATGGGTTATGTCATCAATTTTTTCCTTATAATCAATCCCTAACCATTTTCTCAAAGGATAATAATTTCCAATATGAAGATGAAGAAGTCTTAATAAAAACTTCTGATTATCCCTTATGCGTTTTTTAAGATAATCTTGACCAAGATATTCCATAACTTATAAATTAAAATCTAACCCGCACATTTTCAAACTGGTTTCATCTGCGGATTAGATTATTAGGTTATTTCAATATCAATCGTGAACTCAATTTTGTCTCCAGCAGCCAAAGCCACTCCTGTAAAATCACCGTGAACAATTAAAGTTCCAGCAGTGGTAGCAGTTAAGTTTCCAGCATTGGTAATGGTTTTAGGAGTAGCATTACAAGTTAAAGTCCCTACCCATCTGATTTTATCTGCTACTGGTTGGGTTCTTGTGCCTGTTACCCTTGTTTCAGCTGCTTCAGTAAAAAGAATAGTATCTTCCTTAGCCGCAGTTCCAGCGCCAGTTCCCCAACCAATATAATCACCCGTTGTTTGAACCGTCTCATCTAATTTATCTACAATAAATTCTTCCCCCGCTTGCGTTAAAACAGTCGCATATCCCCACTTTTTATCCGACTTGAATGTAATGATATTTAGGAGTTGTATTCCTGCCTCTCTAAAGAACTGCTTTATATTCCACCACAATCCTAATCCTTCCCATTTTCCCGTCTTTGCCCGAAAAACTTTCATTGACACTCTCGCTTTTCCATTAAGATTTGTTGAATTAGCAATAAATTTAAACATAATTTTATTTAAGCAATTCTGAGGCAAGAATAAACTTAGTTTCGCCATTATCCATTACAACTCTATATTTGGTTTCTCCATCTTCACTGATGACTACGCTAATGACTTTAAGAATCCCAAGCTCTTCCAATTTCTTTTTGGAGATTTCTGGTTGATTCTTATTTTCGTTTAGGTTTATTTTGCTTACCATTTTAATTAATTGGTTAATTTTCGACCTGGCGTCTTTGCGCCATTAAAAAACCTACCTCTAAAAAGCAGGTTTTTCTTTATCCTTTTTGTTTCCCTTTCCCTTTCCCTTTTTCCCAGGAAGTTCTGATCCTTCTTCTAATGCCTTTTCTCTCCTTTTTACCTCTTTCTCTTTATCTGCAATTTCCTTTTCCTTAGTTTCTAAATCTTTAAATTTATCCTCTTTAGCTTTTTCTACATCTTTACTTTTAACTTTAATAAAGACATTCCCACAATTTCCATGATTATCTAAAAACTCAATCTCGCTTGGATCACTCGTTATGAATACTCCATCATTAAATTCAACCTTACTCCCCTGTACAACAATAAACTTTCCTCCAACCTCTTTCGAATAAGAAGATTTATTGATTAATGTGAGATTTAGAATCTTTGAAATGTATGTTTGCTCTTTTACTTTTTCGGGCATGATTTTATTTAATCTTATTTAATTTAATTTTGCTCGACCTTTAACCTCTGCTGAATGGCATTCTATGCTTAGCCCGTGCAGAATGCCCACACGGGCCAAACAATCCAGCTACGAGGTCTTTAGAGATCACTCATGCTCATTTCTGCGTGTCTGCTATTGAACTTCATTTGAAGTCCTACTTCTGAAAGATATTCATCTACTCTTACATCATCTCCTGGTGCTTGTCGATTAGTCAAAAGTTTCGTATCTCTGTTGCTCAAATATCGATAAGTCAAACACTCCATATCAAGCATGACAGCGTAATATCCGAAGATAGTACCAGTCAATAAAGGATGCTTAATAATATTGACTGTTCCGTGTGGAGATTCGTATCTGGTAATTGTCAATCCATAAGTTTTATCTTTTGACAAAACTTCGAGCTTTCCTTTTGCCCAACCGTTAATCATCGAAACTACCTTTGCTGAAGCAAATAAATATTTCTCAACATTACCATGCGCAAAAGCGCTTTCTAACCAAGTCTCAAATTCTGCTTCGGTATCAACATTTGCAGTTGCGTAAGTAGTAATCAAGCTAAATATTCCTTCAGTAAATCTCTTTACATGTGTCCCACTAGTATCTTTGGATTTCTTGCTAAAGATAAATGCTCTTTCAATATCAACCATATGTTCGATCGCTTTTTTCTTTCTCTGATAATCAAAATCATTTTCCTCTATCAAAGTTTGTGTGTTCTTAGCAGTTTCAGTAATCCCAAATGGAGTTCTAAAAATCTGACAATAACCAACCTTTTCACTTGGAGTAGTTGCCATGATAGACCTTAATCCTGCTCCTTCTTGATTTACATTACCAATAATCCAAACATCTCCTACTGCTGAAGCGGCTGCTCCTGTTGCTCCTCCTTTTTCTGCTCCTACTGTTACTTCAGTCGCACTAACTAATACTGTGACCTCAAACACCCACTTTTGAAGAGCTACCAAAACAACATCTCCAACCTGACATGCAGATCCACCTGGAGTGGCAAGCGTAAGAGCTCCACCATCTGGATCAACTGTTCCTTCTCCTGTTAAATTCCTTGTTCCAAAAGTATCCTCATTCCATTTGAACTCTGGATCAGTGGTTTCTTTCTTTTTGATAGCTTTACCTGCTTTAGTCACTGGGTCCTTTCCCGCATTTGTCAAGATTGCTAACAACGGATATCGATTTACATCTAACAAACTTATGACATTTTCCATGTCATACTTTCTCTGTATTAACGAGGCTGTGCCTCGCATTCCTGTTACGGGCATAATCTATATAATTTGATTTTACTTTTTTCAGAGAGGTCGACTATTCTCCCAGGGGCAATTTAGATTATCGATAAGTTGTCCAGAATGGGCTTATTCGGTCGGGGGTGCTTTCCTCCCCCAAGTTTACTATTTAAAGACCACCTAATGGTCCTGTTGGCGATCCTTGTAACATCTTCTCTCTAATGTTATCTCCTTCTGATTTATTTTCTCCACCTGGAGATGCTCCAGGAGTTGTTTCAACATCTAATTTAGCTTTTTTAAGTTTCTTCTCTTCTGTTTCAGTAATCTTTTTCTTTTCATCTAATAATCCATCTACTCTTTCGCAAGCTTCCTTTAATTCAATTGGCTTTCCTTTGGATGCACTTGCCTCTAAAATTGCTAACGCTAAATTTCGATATGCTTCACTAGTTTTAAGAAGTGGATGATCCTTTTGGGCCTTACTTATTTCAGTAGTTACTGTATCCCTAACTTTTGAACTGTCTGTATATATCTTTTTTGCTATTGCCTCTGCTTTCTGATCTATTTGTTCTAAGAGAAAATCCTTAAACTGATCTGGTGTCATTGAAGGAATATCAATCTTGCCATCCTTCATTGGATATGTTCCCTTAAATTCATTTCCTTTTTCCTCATTATCTTCCTTTTTTCCTCCTGCTTTCAATTTCTCTTTAACTATTTCTTCAGCTCTTTCCTCTGCCTTTTTATCAACCATCTTCTCTATTTCAATATATGACTTGGCAATCTCTTCTGGTGTTTTACCCTTGAACTTGTCGGGCATTTCGAATTTTTCGCCTCCTTTCTCTTTTTCCACTTTTTTATCCTCTTTTATATCTTCTTCCTCAAATGGAACAGGATTATCATCATTATCTCTTAACACTTCTCCTGGATTATCAGGATCTTCCTGCCACTTCTCTCCATCTATCTCCAAAAAGTTTTCCTCTTCTTCTTTGCCCTCCTCATTATTCTCTTCTGGTGGATTTCCAAGTTGAGATGCGAGTTCATTTATGTTATCCGGCATGTTTCTTTATTTTTATTAAATTTTTATTTCGACCTTTAGCTTAACTGCTTTCTAAATTCATCTGATTTTGTAATAGAAGATTTGCAAACCGCAATAGCCGAAGCTTTTTTAGTTCTTCCTTGTTGAGGTTTGAAATCTGGATCAGCTAATAATTTGCTAACACATCCTTCAATCCTGGCATCTACTTTCTGGCCAGTCTTAGTTCCTTCCTCCCACTCCTTAGTTTTACCTTTTACTCCATAGGGCATAATTTTTATTTTATCTTAAATTGTTTTCAGCATCAGTTTTATCTCTGAGAAACTCTTCTACCATATCAAATACCATTTCCAGTCCTTCCATCTTCTTTTGATGTTCCATAAAATCTGTCAACATATCAAATGCTGGTTGTTTCTTTACTTCCTTCAGTGCTATTCTCTCGTCCTCAATTTCTCTTTTTATTCTTTTCTCTAAAATTCTCCATCCATCAGTCTGAACCATATCTTGCACTGATCTTCCATCTTCTAATATTTTTTCGTAATCTTTTGCCATATTAACCTTCACTTTGAGTTGGCAGAGTTATTCCTCCCTCTCCTCCTAATCCTTTTAATTTAATATCACCTGATTTAATTTTTTGAAGAACTTCTATCAAATCTCCAAGTGCTTTTTCAAAATTTACTGTCTTTTCTCCTTCCTTCGGTTCATAACTTCCCATATAAGATTGACATGCTGCATTTAAAGCATCGTCTATCCCATCCCACTTTCTCCTCTTATTCTTTTTCTCCTGCTCTTTCCTAAATCTTTCTATCACAACATTTCCTTTTGTTTTTTCTTCCGCCATGACTTTAATTGATTTAATTTTTCGACCTATTAAGATTTTAATTTTACACTATGAATAATAAGTGTAGCATCATCAGTTGCTGTCGCATCTGTGATTACTAATTCAATCTTTTCACCTGCACTTAAATAAATATTTCCCAAATTCGATATTCTTTCTATTTGTCCACTCGTAGGATTAGCAATCGTTTTATAAACAGTTTCTCCCCCCGCTTTAATTTCCATCCTGACACTTGTCACCGTTCCAGTATATGAAAAGGCAATATCAGTTATCCGGTTAATCTTTGCTATGGCGGCAACCGAAGATGAGAGTATATTTGTTCCTGCACCTAAACTTGCATTAGCAATTTCTTCATGAATACTTTCCATGTTATTTGATTACTTATTTTATTTACTCGACCTTTTAGACATTACTTATGTCAATTGCGCTTGATCGTGGAAATGGTTTGGATGCGTTCCATAGAATAAAAGCACCAAAACATTCTACTGTTGGAGTTGTTCCACCGGCCGTGGTTACTACAATCCTTAACCACCTTTTTGTTCTTGCTATCTCCATTGTATAACTATGATCTTGCACTACAGTTATTTCATCCCCACCATTTGCTGTCGTAGCTCCTGTGGCAAAAGTAGACACATCACACTCTTGGATTTTCACTTTTACTGATGTTGGAGTACCAGTAATATTTCCTATCTCTACGAAAGCTAATGCAGTATCGTATCTGAACATTTCACTAACCTTTGTATCAACCGCATTTCCATTCAATGATCCCGTAGAAGGAATTATCTGAATTGGGATACTAATTGCTTTTGAGAAATCTCTTTTTAAATCTTGAGGCATAATTTTTATTTTTACTTAGTTGCTCGACCTTTTATCTTATTTATAATACGTTTTAAAAAAGGAATTTTTGCTCCTAATGCTTCGCCTGGCGGAGATTGTGGAACTGCCTCACCTTGCCCCCCCATTCGTGGTATTAGTGCTATTGGTTGAGTTTGTCCTTGGGGCACGACTGGTACCCCTCCTGGTTGCACTGCTGATGGTATAGGAGCAGGTTCAACCACCTTTTCCTCCACTTTTTCCTTCTGATCCTCCAATCCCAATATTAATTCTTCATATTGCTCCTTATCGCATGCTTCTAATATCATCTTCTGTAAAACTTTTTTCCTAACTTTCCATCGCTCAACTTCATTCAAATCATTTGCATCTGGTTTATCCTCCGCTATAAATATTTTATATAACATGAATATTTCATCCTTTCTCTGGTCCGGTGTCTTTTCAACCTGTGGTTCGATGTCCACGATTGCATCCACTATAACTTTTTTATCTTCGTCTTTAAAATCCTTAAACGCTACTTCTTTACCAACTAATCTATAGCTTTTCTCTTCTGTCAAAAACTCCTGATTTAATTCAATTAAATTATTTACCAATTTTGTGATCGCTGTTTCTAATTGCCTAACCAATACACTAAATCTAATATTGGTTTGCATTAATAATAATTGTACCTTTCCCATTGCCTCCTGTTTCCCCTGTGGCATTCCCATAGCATATTCTGAAATGGCCAGAGAAGATTGAATTTCTTTTCTTAATATTTCATCTTTTGCTATCCACTCTCTACTAACTTCTGGTGGTCTTTCTGTTACCACATCATCCGCTCTTTTTAATTCCCACACTGCCCCCGGCGCGTAAACAATATCATCGGCCTTAATATGAGAATCCTTCCTTACTTTTCTAATCGGATCAAGCGTAAATACAATATCATCCATCGCCTGATTTCTTGAATCTGCTAATTCATTAATTGTTGTTTCTATTGGTTCGATATGTCCGATTGACCACAAATCCCAAAGAACTGAATGATCTGATAATTGAATAAATATTCTCCCTTTATTTATAGGTTTATATGGATTATCTTCATATCTAATTAATTCAGTCTGATTCGCAATTACTATAAGTCTATCGTATTCATGATCCCATATTTGTAAAAGTTCTAACTTTTTAACGTCCGCCATTTTATCATCCGTTTCCGTTCCCTCTCCTGCTTTTCCCGTTGCGATCTGTCCCATCTTTTTTGTATTAATTGAATATCTCTCTTTCCGAGGATCATCCGTAATCATTTTATCTGAAACATTTTCTAAGTTCAAATAGATTTTTGATTCTCCTCTTTCACTTTCCTCTTTCTCTAACTCACTCTTCGTTTTATAAGATAAGATTATTTCATATCTACTATCTTTCTGAAGATCGGTTGCCTCTGGATCTGGGAAGAATAACCAAAGATCCTGAACCCACATAAACGGATCACCATCATTCTTTTCATCTTTGCTATTTTTCCAAACTAATCCAAGTATTCCATCACCAAATTGTAATGTTGAATTAATCCAATCTATTTTAGTGTCCGAGAATGTTGTCACATCAAAATCATATTTAATTAAATCATCCCACGCATTTAATGACTCTGAATTAATATCATTTTTCTCTCGAGGTATAATTCTCACATTAATTTTTGCGGCCGACAATCTTGGCTTAACTGTTTCCACTACTTCAAAAGCAATTGGTGGTAACAGATTTGTTTGATATGCATATTTTGATTCATCCCTATACGCACGATAAAGTTTATACATTCTCAACCATTTCTCTCTATATGGAGTTATAAAATCTTTCGATTTCTTAAATCTTTTATTCCACTTTTCTACAATTTCTTTTCTATCTTCATCACTCATCCCTGCAAGCCCTGTTTGTTTTTCTTCTTTTTCTTCTTGTTTTATTTCTTCGTCTTTTTGTTCTGGCATAATTTATTTATTTAAAAAAATAGAGATTAATGTTCGTCATATCCCTTCCTGCCAACCGCACGAGATATTGAAGAATACTAATCCCTCTGTTATTTATTTTTTTGTTCCTACAATTATAGCAAATATATAAACCCTGTCAAGCCCTTTTCTATTTTTCATCTTTTATCTTTCTATCATAAGCTATTTTATAATAAACTAATGCATGCAACAAGTGGTCCCTCTTCGTCGTACTCACCCATTCTCTTCTTTCCTGACCAACCTTGTCAGTAACGGTACGAGCATACATTGTTTGCACGTGTTCTATTAATTCTGTTATCCGATCATCGCCTGATAGAAAATTGAATTTATATTTTCCTTTTCTTAATTCACTAATCAGCGCATCAATAATTCTATTCCGATCAGATAATACTTTTATCTCTTCTTCAAAATCCTCTGGCTTGTCAGTAAATTTTGTTTCATCTGCAAATCTAACAATCCTAACTTTTTTTGGATCCTCCTTATACCAATTCAAATAAACTTTATAAGGAAACTTTTCGGCGAACTCATAGGCTTCGTTTGTATTCCACATTCCATCGATTACACAATACTGCACTTCATAAACTTCCATCAATTCTCCTAATCTTTGCCACTTCGTTTTTCCCGGCTCATCTTTTAATATTGCTATTCCAAATATTCCTTTATTATTTCCAACGATCACATGCAAATCTTTTCCTCCAACATCTACTCCCATTGCCGAATCTCTTTCATTACTTTTTTCATTTGTTAAATTCTTTAAAATTAATCCCGCTGATATTCTGTCTTCTGGATTAAGATAGGGCAACCCTAAAATGAAATTATAAAAGTATTGTTCGTCTTCAGCATCTTCTTGTTCTTTAATTAAATCTTTTGCCGTCCTCCATGTCACCATCATTTGAGATATCCAATATCCAGATATTTCTCTACCCGGATATCTCGCCTTCCATTCACCTCCCTGAATTGTTTCCGGGATTAATTCTTTGCGGCATTTCTGACAAACATATATTTCTCTATCAAAATCAACGTTCTTTTCCCATTCCATATGTTGCTCAAATCCACAATGAGGACAATTAAACCTCCAATACTTTTGATCTGAATTATTCCATAATTTATCAATTCCGAAATCGGGAACTGTCGGCGTGCTAATATATATTTTTCTTCCTAGTTTAGAATATCCGAGTCGTGATGAATAATCTTTAATTACTTGTTGGTTGCTTTTGTCTACCTCATCATAGAAATTCTTATCACTCGTTAACATTATCGCTTCCCTCTCCATAAATGTTCCTCTAAAATAAAGAAACGATTTGCCTATCTGTTTCTGAGTTACTGCATCGACATCTCCCTTATTCATCGTTTCTCTAATACAAGGATTCATCTTAATCATCTGATTCACTTTGCTTGGCACCAGCTTCTGAACATCCGAAACTGTTGGCATCGTATGTATCTGGTTTATTCCTAAATACATTGCATCATGTATCTCACTTAAAATAGCCCATGTAGTTCCTCCGCTCTGCGCTCCTTTTCTTACCACAATCTCTTTACTATCATCAGTATAAATATCTAATAAAAACCGATGATGAGTAAATTCAATCAGTTCATTTTTTTCGTTTCTTATCCTTTTCTTTTTTATCCACACGTAGACGCTGTTTGCTATCATCTTCTTTTCTATATTCTTGTTTTTTAAGTTCGTCTTCATAAACTTTAATTGCTTTTTTTAATGCTGGATCGACATCTATCCCTTGCTCGTCTTTTATTACTTCTGACACTTCCAGTACTTCTTTAACTTTTCCATATCTCCTTTCTAGTATCTCCTTCCAGAAATTATAACTTCCTCCTAATGCTAAAGCAATTCCTTTCGTTAGAACTTCAACATCAACATTTTCTGGTTTAATATTAAGTTTACCCGCTACTTTTTTAACCGCTTCCTCGAAGATAGTATTAAAATCTAAAGAGCCTTGGGTTCTCCCTGGCCCTGGTGCTGTCCCATCTACAAACTTCCCCCCTTTATCTCTTTTTATCGGTTTCTTAACGGTTTTTCTCGGTTCTTTTATCATAGTTGATTATTTACTCTACTATCTTTTAAAAACCTCACACGGTTGATTCTGGTTGTCCTCTCTTGCTCTCAATTGAGTTTTATTGCCTTAATTCCTGTGAATCTCTCAAACCTATTCAGAATCACTTCTGCTCCTCCTCTTTGACTTAATATTTTAACATATGGAATTAATATCTGCACTGGCTTTGTACCGAACACTAAGTTTTGTCCTGTCGATGCTTCCGAACTTGCGGTCCATGTTATGTGATCCGAAACTTCTCCCCATTTACTTCCTTTAAAATAACGACTCTTTCTATTCCACTCACTCTTTTCTTTCTTTCCATAAATTATTATTTCATATGTATCTAATAATTTCTGACCTTTCTCTTTTAGATATTCCTCAAGCTCTACCTCAGGCTGTTCATTCATTGGTGCTTTTCCTTTATCAGCTAACGGCGCCATATCAAACTTTGAAAAGAATTGATGTCTTGCTGCAAATCCTTGTCTTCTATTTGGTAGATGCCAAATGATTATATTTTTAATCTTCCAATACTTTTCTATTGCCTCCCATAGATCATGAATATTCTTCCAGTTTTCAAATACCATTACATTCGCTCCAATTGGATTCTGAAATTCATTTGCTATCGACAACCATACATTATATTCTGGCACGCCCCTAATCATTATCCCATCGTAAATTCTATCCTGCTTTGCACCAAATCCTTTTGGCTTTCCTTTCTTATCAGTTTCTCCTACACTTTGATATTCCCTTTCCCTTTTAGTTTTGAATCCTTCTTTTGTTTTAACTTTCCTCGTTCTCTTTTTACAATATGCTAATCGATATGGAGGATCTGTGAACATAAAATCAAATCTTTCTTCTCCTAATAATTTCTCCCAAACCTCCCGCTTAGTACAATCTCCAATGATTAATCTATGCTCTCCTAATTTCCAAATATCTCCTGTCTTTATTCCTCTTGGATCTTTTATTGCTTTTGCTAATTCTTTCTCTTCATCAAATTCCTCTGCCATCTCTAGTCCAAAGATATGATCCAATTCCTCATCTTCAAATCCCACGTTCTTTAAAAAATCCTCATCAAAGTTTTTTAACAATCCTAAGTCCCACTGCCCTAAGTTTTTATTTAATCTTAAGTTTAATTCCTTTTCCTTTTCTAAATCTGAAATATTAATATAGACCACCGGGACTTCTTCTATCCCCATCTCCTTTGCTACCCTAACTCTAAAATGTCCTCCTATTATAACATCTTTTCTTCCCGGCGCAGAATTAACTACGATCGGTTCTACAAACCCAAACTTCTTTAATGATTCTTTTAGATCCTCCTTCTCTTTATCGGTAGCAACACGAGGATTATATTCTGCATCCTTTAATTGATCTATTTTAACTCTTACTATTTTTATTTTCTCCTCCATAATCTTTTTAACATTAATCTTATAAAAATATAAATCCTCTGATACCAATTCAAATGCCTAACAATTGAATCGACCTTTGCCATCTTTTTTATCCTCTGCATAAAATGACTATCGTATTTCCCTGTATTTTTCAGATGAAGAAAGTTTTTTCTCCTTTCATTTTCAAATGCTCCTCTCTCCATCTGTATCTTTTGTTTGATTTGTTTCTTATTCATCTAATAAAGAAAATTAAATTATGCGTTTCCTTTTGATAAATGCCATCTTCTTATATTTCTTGTCCTCCAAACTTTCCACTTTTCTCTATGTAATATATACCCGCATTTTTTACAAAACCACCACTTAATAAAATAATATGGCTGATCTAACTGTTTATTTGTAATCTCCGCGTGTCTCCGTAAACTCATAAAACCACTGCATCTTGGACATCTCATATTATTTTTTATTCATTTTTTGTTTCTTCCCATACCCATTCTTTTAATGTTTCTTTTCCCCCCTGCTCCTTCTCTATCATTTCTTTAGCTGTCTCAAGCCTGGCACCAAAAATTGCATATTCTATTCTCAACTCTTTTAATCTCATCTCGACCGTTTTGTTTCTTACTGTAGGCATACCCGTAGCTGATGCAACCATTTCACCCTCTTTTAAAATCATAACCGAAGGTAATTTTTCTAACGATAATATTAATCCTTCAGTCCTAATAGAACTTGCATAAAAAACTGAGTATTCTGCTAAAAGAACTTTAAGTCTATTTGGTATCATATTCATTTATTAATTTTAAGACGACTTTTAAATTTCCCTTCCTCTCTTCTAATTCTTTCTGAAGATCCTCCATCAATAATTTCTTTTTAACTGTCTTCCCCTGAAACTTTTCTACTTCCTTTTGACTCATTGGTTTAATTCTTTCAATCGTCCACATCGTTTCGGCAATTTGTTTTTGTATCCTAGTATATAGATCCACAAATGCTTCTGCTAATGATATTAAATAATAATTCATAAAATTTCTTTGATAAATGTTTTGTCTTTTGCTTTCCACCTCCAATATTCCTTTTGAGTATTTGGAGGATTTGGAAATTCTCTCATTCGTTTCTGATCTTCTCTTGAGCGCTGAGAGAGATATTTAGATGAGACCTGGATAAATCTAATATGTTTACTACTTAAGGCAATAAAATCCCAAGCATAAAAGAAATCCTGAGGTTGCCATTGACTTCGTCTTGGCTTCTCTACCAAATATCCCTCTCTTTTCAACTCATTATATGCAATTGTTTCGCTCTTGTTCATCTCCCTTATATTTCTGTATCAAATTTCCTCTTCCCGTATGGTATCCTCTCACGCCCTTCTCTTGGCATTTCAGGAACTAGGAGCTTTATATTTATCTTAGCTTTATTCTGCATTCCAATTGCGTTAATGATTAGTCTAATGGCGTTGATGGTTTTGCCACCTCTTCCAATCACTAATCCTGCATCTCCCTCTCCTAATTCAACTGATAGTAATACTCCCATATCGTCCACTGTCTGTGTCACTTTTACGTCTTCTGGCTTTTCAACCATTGCTTTGAGAATTGATTCTAATAATTCTTGTATTCCTTCTTTGTCCATTTTTTTATCTTTTTATTTGTTAATTTGATTCGACCTTTATTTTTACTTGCCTATCATAATACTCAAGTGCTAATTTATTAATCTTGTCCATCCCAACACCTGAAGTAATGCTATGCCATACACTACGATGTATCCCCTCAGGAATATAGATAATTCTTTGGGAATCTATATGATGTCCTTCTGCTCCTTCAAAAGGTTTATTGAGAGGGATAAAACCAAATTGCCTTCGTTTTGCATTCCCCTTTCTCTTCATTTCTTTCCCCTTAGAAGATCGATGATATCTTCTATCTATTTCCTTTTTGACTGCCTTCCCTTCTGGAGATTGTTTATACTTCTTCACTCTCCTCTTTTCTTGCTCTTTATGTAATTGATAATATTTTTTAGCATTCTTTTTCCTATCTTCTATATTTTTGTATGGCATATAATTAATACAAAATGCGAGGCATAACTTGGAAGTCGTACCCCGCATTCTATACCCAAGTTATTTAAACGACCTAATTGTTATACCCATTATAACAAAGGTCTTAATGTATGTCAAATGCCTTTTGTTCTGGCTCAACCACCAATTTATACTCTTTCCACCGTTTACCAAACACCCACCTGCCTTCTATCTTGTACCCTTGTTTTTGAAGTCCCCAGATTCGAGCATGATATTGAGTGATCGGTCTTGGTATTAATCTTAAAAATACCATCCCATCTACCCATCCCCCATTCAAATCCTTTTGTGCCTCTATTAAAATATCTAATATCCTTTGCTCTTGAGTTGGCTTTTTAATATATTCACTCATGTTTTTATTTATTAATTTTTATTTTGCCTTGATGATAGAAAAAGCATTACTATGCGGAGTTTCTTTTCAAAAGTCATATCAATAAATTCAGCTTTTTTCTTATTAACAATTCTATTTCCATTAAACCATAGCAATCCATACTTGGGATGCATTTCTTCTGGTTGTAAAAGTCCTTCAGGGCATAGAATATAATTAAAATTAGCTGGTATGATATTTTCTAATGGTTGCTCAACTCCAAAATCAATCCTATGTTCCTTCCATCTATTATTTTTAAAA